ACGCAAAAAAGCCCGCTAATTTTTAGCTAGCGGGCTCTTGCATCTTTTTCTTATTATTGATTTCATCCGATCTGACATTATCAATCATACGAATTAGCATGATTATAAACTTATGTTCAGACGGTTCAATCTCTGTTGCTTCAAGAACGTCTTTTATACCAATAAGTGACTTACCCAAGTAGTTACCATTCATGGTATCCCACTCATCTCGTAACATTCGGTATCCGTTAAACGCCTGTTGGACTTCTAATGGAAAATCATCAAAATCGATAGGAATTTCCGCTTCTGACGGTTCTGTGCCTAGTGCGTCACACATTTCAAAATATTGGTCTTTGGTCATACCAAGGCTCATATTTTGAAGATAGTTGACCAACTGCTGGTTTACTTGCCGGAGTTGGTCGTCGAAAAGTTTCCCAAGTCAGATACCTGTTCGCTGATAAATCCATCAAAGTTACTGGAGTTCTTCATTAAGTATAGTGCGTTTTCTGCAGTGTACTCTAGTTCGTCATCCATATTTTGACCTTTTAAGTCAACTGGAGCTAATTGCTCAAGATAACTTAATTTAAAGCCTTTCCATCCTTTGACAGCATTTTCAACATAAAGCTGTAAAAATAAGTCTTCGTTGAATTCTTCTGCAGCTTGACGATTTTTAAAGCTAGTCTTTGTAGACTTCTTGCGAATCGATAAAAGCGTTTCGCGAGATAAAAATGCCAAATCAACAACAAAACCAGGCATACCAGGGTATTCAACCTGAACTGATTTAGAAGGAACTAACAGTGTTTTTAAAGAGAGAGTAGTCATTTTATAATAATAAGTTTAAAAAGAGAGACTGGAGATCAACCCAGTCTCTATGAAAATGCAACCGCTAATTAAGCTGCTGCGTAGTATGTAATATCTAATTCGTTCTTGGCTTCAAGATCGTATGCACCACCAGCCAAGCCAGTTGCAGAACCTTGAGCAGTCATTGTAATCGAAGTAGAAATAATTTGTTCAGAAGTAATTGCAGGAATACTCAACTGAACTGTAGGCATTGACAAATCAACACGAGTAGCGTTGGTTACACCGCCCAAAGAAATTGTAGAAGCAAACTTGTTTTCTGCGGCTGAGTCACTAGCAATCAACAAATCGTTTAACAAACCAGCACCTTGTTTGTTACCACCAACCAAACCTGTTTTCAAGTATGCAGTCACATTAGCAGTAACTGAACGAGTACCTGTAAAGTAAGTAATAGGCTTGTTAACCACACCTAAGTTAGCAGGGGTCAAGTAAGTTAAGTTGTTGCTGATTGTTAAGCTACCACCAGTTAAAGCGATAGTATAGCTTGCAGCAGTAACACCACCGAAATTGGAGGCAGCAAGTGTCATAGTTGACAGTTTGTTAGCAATAAAGCGAGCACCTGTGTCTTTGGCTCTAGCAACTGCACCGGATCCAGTAATACCACCGGTTAAGGCAACAGTAGCAGGGGTACCTGTAGGAGCAGCAATCAGCACATTGTTAGCTAATTGACGCATTGAAGTACCTTTACCAGCCCACTGAACGGCAGCAATTGCATCTAAACCGAAATCGATTGTAGCTGAGTCAATAGCGCAGTTATCGATAACATAAGTAACGTCCTCAAAAACAATAATCAAACCAAAAGCTTGTAATTGGTGAGCATTAGAATTTGCAAAACTTACTGCAGATTTTGGAGCAGTTGTAAAAGCCCCGCCTGAAACTACGCCTGGTGTTTGTGTCCAGGCATTACCTGTAACACTGGCCATTGCGTTCCAAAGAACTGACTCTTCGCAATCAACCAAGTCGTCAGCGTCTGGGCCAGCGGTAGTTGTAGCACCTTCAGTAAGCGTAGGACGCATATAGGTAGTAAAACTCCAGTCGACTGGCTCTAATGAAGTGTTGAAGCTGCGCTGTCCACGAATTGGGGCAGTACCTGCTTCATTTGTAGTAACAGTTTCCTGTCCTGTGTTTTGTGAAAACGAGAAGCCATCCAAAACTTGGATTTCTCGTGTATCTGTTGCGGTCATCACTGCGGTTGCGTCCACCTTACCGTAGCTGTCTAGTTTAGTCGTGAAGAACACTCGACTATTACGTAGTAAATTTAATGCCATACTCTTTCCTTTATGATTTTTTGGAAATATTTAAGCACTGTGACTAGATATTTATCTGTTGTCGTACTTGTATAAATCCGAGAGTTATACTAATGCATAGCGCACTTGTAGATTGATTTCACCGACACCATAAGGAGCTAATAGCCCTTCGTCAGTAGTTATTGACTGAATTAATATTTCAGTAGTTGAAAGGTTATTAGTAGTATCATATACTAATACACGATTAGCGTTGATTACAGTTTCGAGATCATTGATTAAATCTTCTAACTGCTGTTGCGCTTCGTTTTCGCTGCGAACATACACTTTAACGTTTACGTTTAAGAAACCCCAAGTAAAATCCGCTGGATGATAATCACGAATTTCTGTGCCTGGTGTAAGATATACACAGGGAAAGTCTTGAACTTCATCCCAGAATTTAAGCTTAGGGTAGCTATTATCAAATAAATCGGTAGTATAAGGAGGATTGCCGTTTATTAATTTAAATTTTTCAGCCAAGGCTGTTACAATACTAATTCTTTTTGTCATAGCGCTACTGCCCTTAACCTATTAGTTACTACTTGTTCTGCAATTTCTCTGATTGATTTAGAGATTAATAGTTTAGGGTCTCTGGTTGCAGGTATTGATTGACGCCCTCCGGCACTAAATGTTGCATACGGATTTTTCATATATGAGTAAAAAGCGGTTATCATACCCTGCCTACTCATAGAAACAGTTTCTACTTTAACAGTACTAGCAAATCTACCAGTACGATAATTTAGTACATTAGTGCTATTGCCGTTGCCCATATTAGCACTAATTACATCTTGTAACTGACTATTTATTAAAGTAGTTAAGTTAAGTAAATTAACAGGTGCTTTAGGCGGTTGCGTAGCAGGCTTTGGTAGTACAGGTAATTTTGCTTTACCTTTCACTACTCCTGAGGTTACTTGTTTTTTAAGACCATCTCTACTATTATTAGATTGCTTGCTTTTACTCTTATATTTTTCTACTGGCTCACCTTTTAAAGTATTAACTAAACTATGTGTTATATACTCTATAACGTTAGGCGATCTTTTATGCGTTAAAATATATCTGGCAAGCCTTTTGCTTACTAAGCTATCTGCATTTGCAAATTGTTTTGCTAATTTATCCAAAACAGATTTATTTACGCCTCGTTTTTCACGTTTTTCTAAAACAGAACCTCGTCTAGAGTTTATTAAACTGTTTTCAAGCTTTACTATGTTTCCACCAATAGATACAAAAGTTTTTACAAAACCTTCGCTAAATTCTTTGTCAATGTTAATGTATACTTCTGTTTGTCTTGTGTCATTAACAAAAAACGTGGCTGCGTCTAAAGCAGCTCTAGATGATATGGGAGATTTATCGTTAGCTGAAGCCATAACATCAAACATTACGGCCAGTAGTTTTGGACTATTAAAGTTTAATTTAGCATTACCATCTTTGTCTACGTATCCTGCGGCCGTATGTCCATAAGCTAAAACTTGTCCAACAGAGTCTAAATCTTTAATTGATTTTCCAGCTTCGGCTTCAGCTATAGAAAGTCCAACATCTAGTGGGCCTCGTAACAATCCGCCAAGATTAGCAAAATTAGGAAATATAAATACGTCTACTGAACTTGTTGAAACATCGGTTAGCTTATATACTTTGCTAAACAATTGCTTAATTCTTAGTACGGTAGAGTTATTTGGCTGCTCTGATTGTACAATATTTGAAAGACTTGCTTGTAAGTCCTTGTAGGATATTTTTGTAGCAGAATTTGAAGAAAACTTACTAATGCCGTATTTAATTGCTCTTAACAGTAAATCTACTTCGCTGTCTGAAAATTTATTTATACTATAATCTTTTTGTGTAGGACTATAAGTTTCGCTGATATACGTCTTTAATGCAGTATCAATATCTTGATACTGTTTTAACTCTTGCTTAATACTTGCGTAATCTACTACAAGCATTGTAGGGAAATTATTATCAATAATATCTCGAAAATTCAAAGACTTTCTTTGGTAAAGAGAAGTGTCAGCAGTTTTTATATTATCACCAACTATATTAAGTAACTCTTTGCCAAGATTTTCCGCAATGTTTGGGCTTATAAATTCCTGTATTTTTGCCATTATGTAAAGTCCGCCACGTA